GTGGACAATCAGCTACAGAAGTTATTGAATATACAGTAACACTACCTAACAATCCAGGACAAGTATATTTTTTCCATTTAAACTTTTGGGCAAATGAATCTTATCCTAGTACAGATACTTTAGCTGTAACTGTAAATTCTTGTACTATAGAAACATTACAAACAGAAAATGTAAGTTTGATGTCAGGGGGAATGAATGGAGAAGTACAAATGTTTCATAATATGCCTGATATTACTCAAGCTAATTTTGTAAAAGACTTATTAAATAGATTTAATTTAATAATAAAAACAGATGATGAAAATGAAAAATTATTATTAATAGAACCTTATCAAGATTATATTAGTGGTGGAAGTACAAACTATTGGACTGATAAATTAGATGTTTCTAAAGAGCAAGTAATCAAATCTACTAATGAACTACAATCTAAACATTTAAAATTTGGTGATTTAGAAGATAACGATATATTAAATCAAAGATATACAAAACAGCATGGAGTTGTATATGGAGAATATAATGAATTTAGAAGAAATGACTTTGCTAAAGATAAATTTAAAAATTTTAGTGTTACTTCTCCTTTTATAGCTCAAGGATTAGGGCGTTGTACTTTTAACACAGATACAGGAATAGTAGGTATTTCAGGAGCTTCTCCTACAAATAATGTAGCTGTTTCTTTTAGTTTTGAAGCATTAGAGAATGAAGCTAGAAAGCCTTTAAGCCAAATTAAACCTAAAATATTTTATTATAGTGGAACACCTGTAGATATTACAGGAACTAATGCAATTACAGGAAGTGATTACAGCTTTCATATATTAACAGCAGGATATGTTAATGATACTACAGGAGCTAAGGACACTAATAATAAATTTCCTTTATGCTTACAATATAATTTAGATACTTTAGGAGATATTACAGAAAATACTAAAATTCTTAATTGGACTTATTATAGTCCTGCTTTTAATTCAGGCTTTACATTTAATGTATTTGGAAATGTTTATTCAACTCATGGATATTATAATGATTATTGGAGTCAGTATATAAATGAGATATATAGTGATGAAGCTAGAATAATGGATTGTTATCTAGATCTAAGTCCTACTGATATTTTAAATTTTTCTAGTGATGGATTTAAAGATACTTATTATATTAAAAATACTTTATGGAGAGTTATAAGTATAGATAATTATTTAGTAGGTGGAAATAAATCAACTAAAGTAAGATTGTTAAAAGTAATTGAAAGTTTAACTAATAATTGTGGAGCAATACCTACAATAACTAATACAGGTCAGATGACTTGGGTAGATGCAGCTACAGGAGCTTCAACTACTATTACAAATGCTTGTTGTGAAGAAGTTAATTCAGATTGGACTTTTGTAGAAACAAACTCTACTACAGGTGTTGGAGATTGCTATGCTGATTCTACTCAATTTACAATAGTTAATGATGCTCAAGGTGGTATATCTTTACCAATGCCATCTTTAATGCCTAATGTAGAAACAAATTTTAATATTCAAAGTAGAACTGCTCAAGCGAGAACATATACTTTTTATATTCAAGCTACTACTTTAGATTCTACTACAGTAGCTAATTTTACTTTTAATAGCTTACAAGATCAAATATTGAAAGTGCCTATAAATACTATGAGCTATATTAAAGTGCTTATTACAGGTGTTATAATGTCAGGAACTAATATTAATAAATGTGGTTATTATGAACAAGATACAATATTAGTAACTAGAAGTGGTACAACTAAATTTATAGGAGCTTCAGGTGGAACATTATTAAAAACAAATAAAGATAGTGCTTTTACAAGTCCTACTATTAATTTAACTAATTATAATTCAAGGTATGCTTGGAATCCTACTATTGTAGGTGGAGCAAGTGAAACTGTTTATTGGACAGCTAAAGTAGAAGTAATGCAGCAAGGCTTAGGAAGTGAAAGTTTTGAGCCACCTGTATTTGCATTATATCAAAATTCAGAAGGTATATTATTTCAAAATAATAATAATTTACAATGGAATTAGAAAAAGTAAATATAATAGGTAGTATGATACCAAAAGTATTAAAGATCATAACTAAACAAGAATTAAATTATAAAGAATTTGACTTTGTTTATGGGCAGGAAGAATATACAAAAGATTATAAAAAGGTAAAAAAACAATTTAAAAGACAATTAAGAAAAACATTTAATTATGGCAACGGGTAAAAAAGAAATAGTTTTATTGTTTAAGGCAGCAACAGAAAAAGCTCAGAAAAACATTAAAAATGTAGGAGATGGCTTAAAGCAAGTAGGTACAAAAGGTAAGTTAGCTCAGAAAGGTTTAGGTTTTATGAGCAAAGGTCTTAAAGGTATAGGAATTGCTATAAAGGCAGCAGGGATAGGATTATTTATAAGTTTACTATCTCAGCTTACAGGTTTGTTTTCATCAAATCAAAAAACAACAGATGCTTTTCAAAGAATATTATTAAAACTAAAGCCAATATTTGATGCTATAGGAAAAGCTATAGAAATTGTAGTAGGTGTTTTAGAATCCTTAGTAGATTTATTTATGAGTACAATAGGAGCATTATTTGGTTTTTCAAGTGCTTCAAATGACGCTGCATCTGCTTTAGTAGAACAAAGAAATAAAGTACAATTACTTACAGCAGAATTAGCTTTACTTCAATTACAGTACCAAAGAGAAGCTGAGTTAATGCGACAAATAAGAGATGATGAAGCAAGGTCTATTGATGAAAGAATACAAGCTAACTTTGAATTAGGTAAAGTTTTAGCTGAACAAATGGAACAAGAAAAAGCATTAGCTATGGAAGGTCTAAGACTTGCTGAAATGGAATTAGCTTTGAATGAAGATAATATAGACTTACAAACAAAATTAATAGATGCTAAAACAAAATTAGCAGAAATAGATGAAAGGATCACAGGGCAAAGGTCAGAACAATTAACTAATTTAAATGCTTTAGAAAGAGAAAGAGAAGCACAACAAAAAGAAGCGGCTGCAAAAAGAGAAGAACAATTAAGAAAAGAAGCTGAGGCATTACAGAATTTAATAGACTTACAGAATGAAGATATAAAAGTTAAAAAAAGAGCTTTTAGAACTATTAACGAACAATTTGATAATGCAGAAAAAGCTAATAAAGAACAATTAGAACTATTAGAAAAACAAAAAGCACAAGAATTAGCAAATTTAAATCAAAGTAATGAAACAGCTAAGCAAAATGTAGCAAATAAGCAAGAAGAATTAAAAGAATTTGAAAAAACTAATAAAAAGTTAATTAAAAGTAATCAAGATAAAGCTGATAACTTTGAAAGAGTAGCACAACAAGAATTAGCGAGAATGGGTTTTACAGGTGTAGAATATGTAAAAACTCAAGAAGATCTAATTACTTTTCAGGAGAATGTTAATAAAAATTTATCTGCTCAAATGAAATATGTTGAAGATCAATATGGAATGTCCATTCAAGATATGGCAAATAGCTGGTCACCAGTTATAGCTTTTACGGCTAACGAAACTCTAGGAATGGCGCAAGATGTCCAAGAAAATGTTACTGTAGCAATTAATAATATAGAGAGATTAACAAAAAGTACGGGTGAAGAAATAATAGCCATAACAGATGATCAAATACAGTTTACAAAAGATTCTTTAGATAAGAATTTAGAAATTACTGATAGTTATGAAAAAAATAGACAAGCAATTATAGATAAGTATGATACACAAATATTAGAAACTAAAAAAAGTCTAGGAGAAACAGAAAAACAATTACAAGAACAAGCAGATGCTGAATTATTTTTACACTTTGAAACTGAAGCAGAAAAAGAGATTAGATTAGCTAAAGAAAAATATGATAGATTATTAGGACTAGCTGAAAACAATGCAGAAGCAACAAAAAAATTAGAAGAAGAAAAAAAAGCTGTTTTAACTGAACTTAGAACAAGAGAAGCAAGAGAAATGATTAATAATCAAATAGAGTTATTTCATAAACTTAATAAGTTTGCAGAAGATAAGCAAAAACAAGATTTTTTGAGAATGAAGAAATTCTTAGATGAAAAAAGAAAAGAAGCAAAATTAGAAAAAGAGTTAGCAAAAAAATCAGGAATGGAAACTTTGCAAATGGGTATAGGTTTAGCAAAAGAAGGTACTGCTACATATAAAGCTTTAGCAAGTACAGAAACTATTATATCTACTTATGCAGGAGCAACAAGAGCATTTAAAGATGTACCTAGTCCTTTTAATTTCATACAAGCAGGTTTAATAATTGCAGCAGGTATTAAAAATTTAGCAGAAATAAATAAAACTAAAGTAGAGGGAGCAAGTGGTAGTTCAGGAAATATAACAGATACTGTAGGGGGTGGTGGAGATATGGGTGGAGATGTACCTGCTTTACCTACATTTGGAGCTATTGAATCAGATGCACCACCAATTCAAGCATTTGTTGTAGAAACTGATGTTTCAAATGCTCAATCTTTACAATCAGAACTTGATTTACAAAGTACCCTATAAACAAAATATTAACTTTTAATATATACTATTACAATGGCAGAAAAAAAATTAAAAAGAAGATTAGTAGAGTTAATCATAGATGAAGAATCTGAAAGGTTTGGTGTAGAGGCTATAAGCCTTGTTGAGTTTCCTGCGATAGAGGAAAATTGGGTATTCTTCAATAAAGACAATTTCTTATCCTTAGCAAAATTAGATGAAGAAAAGAAAACTCTAGTAGGAGCAGTTCTTATTCCAGACAAAGAAATACCAAGATACGATCAAGAACTTGATGAGGAGTATGTAGTTTACTTTAGCAAAGAAACTATTAAACAAGCTCAGGAGCTATTTATGAGCAGTTTAAGGAACAATAACGCTACTTATGAACACAAAGTACCAATAGATGGTCTAAGCGTTGTAGAGAGTTGGATAAAAGAAGATAATAAATTTGATAAATCATCACAATATGGCTTTAATAAAATGCCAATCGGTACATGGTTTGTAAAAATGAAAATTGACAATGAAGAAGTTTGGGAAAAAGTAAAAAATAAAGAAGTAAGAGGATTTAGTATAGAGGGTTACTTTACAGACAAATTGATAGAGGCTACAATGCACGATTTTAAAAAGAAAAAGTATCAAGATATAGAAAGTAAAATAGCTGTTGTAGGAGCTTTAGATGGAGAGCCTTTATTTGCTACTATAGAAGAAGCTGAAATGTACGCTAAACTATTTAAAAACTGTGAGGGTCATCACGAACACGAAGTAGAGGGAGTAATTAGATATATGGCTTGTACAGATCATTCAGATGCTACTGAAATGCGTAAAAAAAAGAAAAAGAAAAAAAGATATACAAAAGAAGATAGATTAAGTGATGAAGATTTGTTAGATAGAATTAGAATGATTATAGCTCAAGATGAGAAAGATCAATTTGAGTTAATGAAAGAATACATTACGAAAAGGGCATTAGCTAAATATCCCTGGAAACAATGTATCGCTGATATGAAAAAAAAGTATGGAGAAAAATCTGCTGCTAAAATATGTTCAGCTATAAAAAGGGGTACTGTAAAAAGGTAGTCCTGTAAACAATATTAAATTAATTATATATACTTATAAAAATCTATTACAATGAAAGACACATTAGAAAAAATCAAAACTTTATTGTCTATTGATAATAAAGAATCTAAGGAAGTTAAAATGTATGCTGAGATGATATTAGATGATGGCAGAGTTGTAGCTACCGAAGATGAGCAATTTATGATTGGCTCTGAAGTTTTTGTAGTAAATGATGATGGCGAGGCAAGTCCTTTATCAGCAGGTACTTATAAAATGGAAGATGGAGCTGAACTTACTATTGATGACAATGGTAAAATCTTAGATATGGGCGAAGAAAAAGAAGCTGAGGAAGTAGAGGCTGAAGATGAGGATAAAGAAGAAATGGCAGAATCTGAAGAAGTTGATCTAAAAAAATCTTATGCTGAATTATTAAAAAGAGTAGAAGATTTAGAAAAAGCTATTTCAGGCAAAGAGGAAATGTCAGAAGAAACTGAAGAAACAGTTGAAGAAGAAGTTTCTGAAGAAGAAAAAGTAGAAATGTCTAAAGATATGGTTACTAGCTTAGTAGAAGAAATAGAACACTTAAAAACTAAGTTATCAGAAATGGAAGAAACACCAGGAGCTGAGGGTTTTACTCACAATCCTGAACAAACTAAGTCAGAAAAAGTTGATTTAGCAAAGATGTCAGTTAAACAAAGAACTGCATATTACATTAATAATAAATAATTTTAAAAATAAAAAAATGGCGAATAAATATAATTTAAGCAAAGAATATCAGTTTGATATTGATGTTTCAGCGTACACTTCGTATGCTGGTAAATTAGCATTACCTTATGTAACTGCAGCTGTAAAGTCACCTGACACTATTGCAAAGGGTTATGTTAGAACTATAGATGGACTAAACAAATCAGCAAGAATTACAAATTTAGGCATTAGCGACCCTGTAGTTGCTTCAGCTTGTGGTTTTTCAT